TCACCCGATCCGGTTCTTCGCCGTGATTCGTCCGAAAATCGCGATAAGCCCGCCAATGGCGGCACCAAGCGAGGTCAAAAGCTCGATCAGGGCTTCCCGATCCGTATCCAGAACGTCAAGTCCGGCCAGTCCGAGTGCTGCCGAACCAAGGGTGACAATGGCGCCCCACAGGGTCTTGGATTGCCACCAGGGTTTGATGTCAGTCATGGCGATGTCCCTTTCAAGGTTGGATTTGATCAGAGCTCGAGCGTGGCGGTTCGCGTCACGCCCCAGGGCACGCGCTTGCCAGCTTGCGCAACGCGGTATGTCAGCGAGGTCTGCGGGGCGCCGAAGTCTGCCATCTCGTCGGCTGCCGGGTAGATCCAGTCCGGCGTTTCTGTTTCGACCGTGCGGATCACCGAGCCAGCGCTCAGGACCTCAAGCCGGTAGCGCTCGAACCCCTCATCATTGGCAACTTCGGCCGCAGCCCAGCTGTCTGCCGACAACCGCCCGCGTCTGATCCAGGAGAGTGCAATTCCTTCATCCCGCCGCGCTGCCCGCAGATGCACCGGCGACAGCGGGGTCAAGGCCCTTTCGCCGCCAGCAAAGACGCTCAGTGAGAGGGTTCCCGCCAAACCGCCTGACGCTTCAGCGATCCAGTTGAACTCCCGTCCGGCTTCATCAAGTGAAAGGTCGAGAGATTTCAAAGTGCTGTCGACCATAATGAAACGCGCGCCCGGGCCTGCGCCTGCCCGCATGGCGTCGTCGGTTCCGGCCTGACCGCGCAACAGGCTGCCAAGTCGCCAGCGCCCGGCCAGAATTTCCTCGGCGGTCTCGAACTGGACAATCTCCCACACGCCTGCGTCAGAGCGGATGGCCGCTACGTTGGCGCCGTTGAGAACCGACAAGCGACCGGCGGTTGAAAGGCTGCCAAAAGCCAGATCGACCAGCAATGTGGAAACAGGGTCAAAGCGGCCTTCGCTGTCTCCCGGTGGCAACGCCTCAACCAACACGCCGATCCTGGCGGGCGCATCCAGCGTTGTCCGGGCCGCATAGCCTTCCTGTTCCACCGAACTCGACAACGTGATTTGCCGCCATGGACTGCCGAAAGCTCCGGCGCGGGCCCATCCGGTTTCATCAGTGCCGGACAAGACCGGGAGATCGAGAAAGACGATCTCCGGTGCGAAATGGGCGTTGGCGTCATCGGGCGCACGGGTGACGAAAGATTCTGTCACCGTACTTGCAGACGCGGATGCATGCGCGACCGCCTCGATCCGGCGCATTTCGCCGTCTTCAATTCGCATAATTCGAAATCGGTTTAGCGGCGCATTTTCCAGCGAAAAGCGGATTGTATCGCCGGGCTGCAAACCGGCTGCCTGCGGCGGCATGGCAAATCTGAGCCGGCGGCGCTGGAGCCGGTGGTCATGCAGCCAGCGGTCAGCGGTTACCCGCGCCAGCCCCGGGTCGATTGCCAGGCTCAAGGGCATATCGCGCTGGCGCACCGGCTCTCCTTCAAGCCGGCGCGACCGGGCCGAAGCCGGCGCGTAATCGGCCAGCGGGTCGGCGGATAGCACAACGGCTTCATTGGCAAATTCGCTGTTTTCGCCGCGGGTTTCCTCAAACAACGCCCCCTCGCCCGGCTCGGCCACCGCCGCAATCTCCAGCGGGCTTGCTCCAAGGGTCAGTCGAGAGATAAAAACCAGACCCTCCGGCGCTTCGCGCACATCAATGCAAAACGCCTCGACCATCGGTTCCAGCACCGCGCGCGCTGATGCCGGGCTCGAAATCACATGTCCCGTCACCATGCCTTCGACACGATCTGTGTTGAAGTCGGTCACCCCGGCGTCGCGGAGCACAGCAGCGATCAAGTCCTTTAGCGCCACCGTGCCCAGGCGCCCGTTGAGCCAATGGCCGGTGCGCCAGTTGGCGCCGTCCGACCACACCGCCGAAGACAGCGGAAAAGCCGGAAACGGCCGTGCATCCCAGGTCCAGAGGTGAATGTGATCGGTTGCAACCATGCCATCGCTGTTGGCCGCCCCGGACCAATGCGTCAGATGCGCCTCCAGAAACGCCCGCTGGGCCAGATCGTCACGCGCGCCGGTGGAAAACCACGGCAGCGCGCCTTCGGAGGATTTCGGATCGGGGAACAGGTTGGGCTGCGCCGCGCCCTTGTCGACCGCCGGGCACCCCAGCTCAGTAAACCAGAACGGTTTCGAGCCGGGAACCCAAGCGCTCGCGACGGCCGTCTCGCTGCCGCTGATCCGGTCAAAATGCTGGTTCTCCCACCAGCCGCGCAGATCCTTGACCCGGTAAATCCAGTCCTTGCCGGCAAGCCCGTCGCTGATCGGCAGCCGGTTCCGGGCATTTCTCCCGGCTTCATCGGCATAATACCAATCATGGCCTTCAGCACCGGCAATGGCATCGCCCAGCGCCTGGAGATCATTACTGCTGCGCGCGCCATCGGGATTGCCATTGGCAAGATCGTTGTCGCGCCAGTCGCTCAGCGGCATGTAATTGTCGATGCCGATGGCGCCAATTGCCGGATGCGCCCACAGCGGGTCAAGATTGAAATAGACATCGCCGGAACCGTCATCGGGCCGATAGCCGGCATATTCGGTCCAGTCGGCGGCATAGGTCAGCACTGTCGGCGTACCCAGCAGCAATTTCACGTCCGTCGCCAATTGGATCAACTCATCGACAAAGGGAAACGCGCCGGCGTCATCGCGCAATCGCGTCAGGCCGATCATTTCCGAGCCGATGATGAAGCCGTCAACGCCGCCTGCTGCCTGGGCCAGCGCGGCGTGATGCAGAATGAAACGGCGATAGCCCTCATCGCCGCCAGACCAGCTCACCGTGTCGCCACTGACAATGAAATCAGCAACCGCGGTCAGCCCGCTCAACGCGGCGATATCACTCCGCATTGCCGCAGTGCCATCCGGTGTGCCGGGAAGTCCGGGCGCCGGGCTCGCGGTCAAGCGCCCGCGCCAGGGATAGGCCGGTTGTTCAATCGCTCCCCTGGGGTCGGGCAGAGCATTGCCGTCAGGCACATCCATCAGCACAAACGGATAGAGCACCACGTTGAACCCGCGCAGTTTCAAATCGCGGATCGCCTCGATGATCGACATATCGTCAGGCGTGCCGCCATAGGCCGGGCCGCCGTCCTTGGTGCTGATCAGATGAGCGCTGGCCCGGTTCAGCCCACCAACCTTCCAGGCCCGAGTTTCATCGGTGCGCGCCACCACCTCGACGCCGGGGCGAAACCGGCAATGGCTGGCGCGCAGATCATCGCCGAACCAGGCCGAGACCAGCGCCACCGATTTCAGATTGGGACACAGCGCCTGCAGTTCCTCGAGCGACTGGGTCCAGTCGCTCGAGGCCTGGCGCATGTTGCGGTTGAGTATCCGCGCCGCTCCGACGCCCAGGCTTTCGCGCACGGGCGTGATGGCATAGCCATGTTCGGTCGATCCGGGGATCAGCGCCACCGCCTCGATCGCCGGCTCCAGTGCACCCACCGGGCGCACCACCTCAAACTGCAGCGTCGGGATGCGATTGCCGAAATCATCCAGCGGCAATCGTTCGAACACCACATAGGCCAGCCCGCGCCATGCCGGAACTGTTCCCGTACCCTGCTTGGCTTCGATCAGCGGATCAGGCAATTGCGTCGTGGTCCCCCGGTAGATCCGCATCTCGAGAGTTTCGAGATCAAGCTCGCGACCATCGGCCCAGACCCGGCGGATCGACGCAATCGGGCCTTCGCACAGGCCAAGCGCGAAATTGGCGTGATACTGATAGCTTTCAACCTTCGGCCCACCGCCCTTGCCGCCCTGGCGCTCCCGCGTCACGGTTTCCTCAAACCGAGTTGCCCAGATCAGCGCACCGGCAATCCGCATTGAGCCATGCACTCTCAGAATCGGCGACCCCTCGTCTGCCGAGGGAATTCGGGCACCGCTCAGGCCACGACCGCCAATGGTCCGGGTGGAATTGATCAGCGAGGTATCGAGCATGCCGCCAATTGTGGCGCCGATGGCCGAGCCGATTGCCGTGCCAACCGGTCCGAAAATACCGCCGACAGCGGCTCCGGCCACCTGCAACAGGATTGTCGCCATGTCGTTGTCTCGCTTTTCAGTCTGCTTGAGGAATCCGGTGCACCGCAGCGATGCGATGCCGCCAGGAGGGAACCAGCACGCTTTCGATGACGCCGACGGGTTCATAGGCGTGGATGAAGTGATCCGGGCCTGAGAGAATGCCGGCATGTTTGGCCGAAACCCCGGCGCGCCAGCGGAACAGAATGATGTCTCCCGGTCTCGCTTCCGAAACAGGAATGGCATCACCGCAATGGCTTCGCGCGGCAATGATCAGCCGGTCGCTTCCAGCACGCTCAGCCCAGTCCGGTGCATAGGCTCCGGGGTCTTGCGTGCTGCTTCCGGTGATCTCGGCCCAGACCCCACGGACCAGGCCGAGGCAGTCGCAACCCACCCCTTTGCGCGACCCCTGATGCCGGTAAGGCGTGCCGATCCAGGCGCGCGCCGCGGCAACAATGCGCAGGCCCTGATCATCGCCGCTCATGGTACTATCGGCCTGCCGTCATGCACCGTGTCGGCATCGGCGTAGCCATAGGCAAAGTCGCTGCCCGGTAGATAGGGAAAGCCCTGAAAATTGAGTCCGTTGGCAAACTTGGCTGAACAGGTTTCGAACGCCTTGTCGCACCCCGCTGACACCTGAATCTGATCACCCGGCACGGGCAGCCGCGCCAAAGGCTGCCACAGCGCAAGGCGCGCTCCTCCAGCCTCGACCGTGTGGCTTGAGATGTCTGCGGACAAGCCTGAAAGCAACCCGGTCGAAAAGCTGATACGGCCATTGCCGAACCAACCGGCGGGCTGGCTTTCGAGCCCGCTGACGACCAATGTCATCTCGTCGACCACTTCGACGATTGCCCCGCTCAGCCTGAACGGTGCCACCGAGATATCTTTGCCGCAGCGCGCGTCACCCAGATCGGCGTCGCAACGGCTGCCATAAAGCCGCCCCTGCGGCTGGTCGAGCCGGGCTGCCAGGCTGCGCAATTCAACCGTGAAGGCCTGTCCCGCCGTGCGCACCTCGCCCAGTTCGCGGGTCGACAACAGCGCGTGGTCGCCGGGGTTTTGCCAGTTGACCAGAAAGGTCTCGACCCGTGCACCGTCATAGCGCCCCAGCGCCAGATCAGCGGTGCTGATCGCCGCATCGGAAAAAGCACCCGCCACATCGGCGGCGTCGGCTTCCAGCCCCAGCCCGGTTTCCACCTCGCTGGCGCGAAACCCGGTGGCGGCGGAAAACACCGTGCCATCGAATGCGAGATCACGGTCATGCTCGGTAAAACCCAGCACCAGGCCATCAGTCCGGGTCAGCCGCCAGGCATGGCATGTCGTCGTCGACGTCTCAGCAAGATGCGCAACAAGCGCGCTCGGCAAATCCCTCATGGCTTGATCTCCACCAATGGCACGCTTGGCACCGAGCCCGCCTTGAACGCCGCAAGGCTCACTTCGATGCGGTCGGTGTCAAAGCGCACCGGAATGTCAAACTCAAAGCCTGCGGTCACGACCGCGCCGGGCGCAGGTGTTGATCCCGGCGCAATCGTCACCAGCCCGGCAGCGTGATCGACAGCGTAGTCGCCCGGCTCCAGAGCCAGGCCGTCAACCGCCAGCACGACAGATCCCTCGCTTGGTTTTTCGATCCGCCGTGTGGTCGCACCTCCCGCATCGGCATAGGTTTTTGTCAGTTCAAACACCGTCTGCACCCCGTCGCCGGTGCCGATCTGTTGGTCGATGGCGGTAACCGCCTGTCCCGGCGGTGCCGAGGCATGATCAACCGGATCGCGGAAGCGAAAACCATAGAACTGGCCGCGGCGGGCTTCGAAAAACGCGGTGAGTTGATAGAGATCATCGAGCCCGCGCAGGCCGGTGCCCGCATCATAGCGTCGCCGCGCTTCGGCCCAGCGGGCATTGCGGGTTTCGCCGCCATTTGACAGCGCCACAATGTCGGTGCGCCGCCACTGGCGCCCAGCGATAGCCGCAATGGAAACTGTACTTCGTGAAAGCCGTTGCTCATGCCTCACCTCCCGTTTCACAAGCCGCGACGGCCACGGCCGACCGCACGGGCTAGCATGGCGGTCACCTGGGCCTCGGATTTTGCAAAACTCTGCGCATCCGGCGTGGTCACATTGAAGGTCACCTGCACCGTCTGGGTCGCGCCGCCCGAGGCCACGCCCAGCCGGCCGTCGACCCCGCGGCTCAACGGCAGGATCGCTTCCGCGCCCGCCTCGCCCATCAGCCCGACATCGCCGCCCGGCATCGGAAAATAGGATGGCCCGCCAACCACGCCGCCATCGGCGAACGCGTTGACGCGTCCCGGCACGCCGCCCTTGGCAAAGTGCAACAGCCGGCCAAGGCTGCCGGTCAGCCCGGCGACCGAATTGCTCATCAACTGCTCCAGCGGCTTCATCCCGGCATCGAGCGCAATGCCGACCATGCGGGTGCCCAGCGTGCGCAGCACACCGTCGAGATTTCGCCCCTCCACCGTCGCCGATTTTAACGCGCCCGACAGCGCTCCACCAAAGGCATCGGCCTTCTGTGTCAGCTCATCAAGCGCCCGGTCGGCACCGTTGAGATCGAGTTCGACATCGACATTCAGGCTCGCCTCATCGGCCATCGGAAGGCTCCTTTGCAAAGGCAGCATCGCTGCTGCGGGTGTCGGGAAACTGCGCCATCAGCGCCTCGAGCCCGCGCCGGGTTGCTGTGTGCGGCGCGTCGGCCCCACCAATCAGCGCGGTCAGTTCCGGCAGGCTCAGCCGCCAGAACGCGTCAGGGGTCAGCCGCAGGTGGCCAAGGCCGAAGCGGATCACGGACGCCCAGGGGAAAAACGCCCGCTCCGGCTTCGTCACCTCGTCGCGACCTGCGGCCCGGGAGGGTTTGCCGGCCTGTCCGGAACCGGGCCCTCCCGATCTGATGTTGTGTGTAAAATCGCGTCTGCCTGTTCGCCGCCAAAACTCACCCACAGCAGTTCGGTGGCAATGCGGACAAAGCCCGCCGCGCCGCCCTCTGTCGACATTTCGGCCACGTCCTCATCGCTGAGCCTGTTGCCTGCGCCACGGAGCCCGGCCCCGACAATGCGGATGATGTCGCTTGCCGAAAGCCGGCCTGCCTCGAAGCGGCCGGCAAGCTCCATCAGATTGGCGACGCCGAAAGCGCTCTCGAGCTCGGCCAGCGCGCCCAGCGTCAAGCACAACAGCCTTGTCTCGCCATCGAACTCGGCCGCGATTTCGCCGCGATGGCGGTTGGGGTGAATCCGCATCCCCGCCTCACTCCGCCGCAAAGAGCAGCGCGCCGGCCGATTCCAGCGCGATCTCGAAGGTCATCTCGCCGTCATGACGTCCGGCATATTCGAGCGCCGTGATCTGGAACGGCCCGGTCACGGTTCCGAAATCCGGGACCGCCACCTGCCAGTCGCGGATCTCCGTGGCAAAGAACACGGTTCGCGTCAGCGCATCGCTGGCCTGGTCCTTGAACAGCCCGCCGCCCGACAGCGACGCCCGCTGCACCCCGGCGCCGCCCAAAAGTTCGCGCCAGCGCCCGGCGGATTCGGCGTCGGTGATGTCAACGGCTTGCGCATTGAAGGCCAGCCGCCGGGCACGCAATCCGGCGATGGTGACGAAATTCCCGCCATCATCGATCTTGATGAGCAGGTCCTTGCCTTTCTGGGCGGTCATCGAAATGTCCTTTCAAACTCGTGGTTCGGAGTATCAGCGCCAGCCGGGATCACGGCTCGGTCACCGCACGAAACCTCAGCCGCGCCACATGCAGCCCGGTCCTGGACGCGCGGCGGCTGACCGTGCGTTCGTGGCGAAGGTTGATCAGCACTGCGCCGTCAAGCATCAGATCAGCATCATGGAGTGCTGCACGCACCGCGTCACCCAGCTCGACCGCCTGCTTGCGCCCGTTCTGTTTGGTCCAGGCCTCGATCTCGAAACGGTGCTGGCTGGCATCCGCATCACCGGTGGAGAAATCAGTTGTCGTGGTCTCGCCCAGCACCAGATAAGGCGGCTCGGCACGGGTGATCAGCCGGTCGAAAATCCGACCGGCTCCGATGATCGCGAGCACGTTCAGATCTGCTGCCAAACGCTCGATCACCGCTTGCTGCAATGCATTGGCACTCATGGCCGGGCCTCCTCGCAGTCGCAGACCAGATAGCGGCGGCTCTCTTCCGGATCGCGCAAACTGCGAATGAACAGCGTGCGATCCCGGTAGGCAAAGCGCATGGCGTGCCGGACATCGCCGCGATAGCGGATGGTGACCCGGTGGGTGATTGGTGCAGTGGCGGCACCGGCCTGTTCTTCAGCCTTTGCCCGCAGCGGTTCAATCCGTCCCCAAAGCTCTGCGAGCAGCGTCCAGCCCTCCGCAACACCACCCTGCCCGTCGGGCAGATCTGTCGGTGCTTCGAGCGCCAGCCGAGCGCTCAGGCGGCCGGGATCAACAAACAGCGAGGCCATCACAGAGCCCGCCTTTGCCAAGGCGCGATCAGCCGGTCGTAGCCCGCCGGAATGGAGGCCGGCTGCATGTCGGCGGTCACCGCACCGCGGAATTCATAAAGGTGCGCGGCATGTATGAGGATGGCCCGTTTGAGCTCCGGCGGCACTTCGTTCACCGAGCTGAAGCCCGCGGTAAACTCGATCTCGATGCCGTTGATCGGCGGCTCTGGCCGCGACCGTTCCCGCATCACCAGCCGCGCGGGCTTCGCCGTCGCATCTAGCAGCAGGCCAGTCAGATCCTGATCCTGCGCCACGCCATCGGCGTCATAAACCAGAATCGCATCAATGTTTTGAACCGGCGTTCTCATCAACTGAATCACCTCGCTCCGAGGCCAGTCATCGAGAAACAAACGGAACCCCTGGCTCATCAAAGCCACGCCGGTGACAGCTTCAAGATGGGCGCGAGCCACGCGGATCAGGCTTTCGAGAAGATCGTCTTCATCGCCCGCGTCGATGCGCAGATGCGCCTTCAACTCGGCAAGCGTCACCGGTTCCGCCAGCGGCGGATCGGTCTGAATCAGGGTCATGGCAGTCTCCGGCAATGAAGTATTTCGGGGGGCGTGTCCCTCCCCCGGAAGCCGGGAGAGGGTTAGTTTCGGCGGACCGAAAATTCCGTCAGGCGGCGAATTTCAGAAGCTTGATCGCCTCGAAATTCTGCACCCCGCCGCCCACGCGCTTGGTGGTGTAAAACAGCACATAGGGCTTGGCCGAATAGGGATCGCGCAGGATGCGAACCCCGGTGCGGTCAACCACCAGATAGCCGCGACGGAAATCACCAAAGGCGATCGACGCCGAGTCCGCGGCGATGTCGGGCATGTCCTCGGCCTCGACCACCGGAAAGCCCATCAGGGCTGCCTGCTGGCCCGCGCCCGCCGGCGGCGTCCAGAGATAGTTGCCGTCGGCATCCTTGAACTTGCGGATCTGGGCCTGGGTCTTGCGGTTCATCACGAAACGGCCGTTCTGGCGGTGCCCGGCCTTGAGCGCATAGATCAGCTCCACCAGCCGGTCGGAGGGATCAGCGCCAAAAGCGCCCGATGATCCGGTGGAGATATGGCCGAGATTGCCCCAGCTCCAGCTGTCATCGTCGACGCTCGGGTAATCGAGAAAGCCGCGCGGCTTGTTGGCGCCATCGCCATTGACGAAGGCCGCCCCCTCCTGCTCGGCAAACGCGGCTTCGACTTCGCTGGCGATCCAGCCCTCGATGTCGACAGCACTGTCCTCGATCAGCGAGGCGGTGGCAGCCGGCATGGCGTAGAGCTCCATGGTCGGAAACTGCAATTCCGCCAGTTGCGGTGCCGCCGTCTGCGGCCGTGCATCGGTCTCGCCAACCCAGCCGGTGGCCATACCGTCAAGCGCAAAGGGCTTTTTCAGCACAGCACCCGAGACCTGCCGCACCGTGGCCATCGAGCGGATCGGCGACAGCTCGGAGAGACGCCGGCCGATCTCGCTGTCGAGCTCGTCGGGCACCAGATAGCCGCCATCTGCATCACTGCCCGCCGACATGGCTTTGAGTTCAGATTGCCGCAACCCCGCCTCATCGCCGCGGCGCACATAGGCATCAAAAGCCTGCCGCACTGGCCCCGGCGCAGCGCTGCCGCCGCGTCCGAGATCAGGACGGGCACGCTTGACCAGCAACGCGTCGAGCGTCCGCTTCTGCTCGTCCAGCGCCGTGTCGATGCGCGCCATCTTTTCCTCGGTGATCACATCACCGCCGCCGCGCCGCTCGATCTCGGCCAACCGCTCGTCATTGGATTGCTTGTAGTGCTCAAACGCGGACATGAAGTCCTCGAAAGCGGCAGAGACGTCGGCATCGACGCTTTTGGTTTCGGGCGCTCGCCCGGTTTTGATCAGGGTGTTCATCGGTCGTCCTTTCAACAGATTGGGTTCGGTGGGCCGGGAAGTGCGAGACAACGCGCTTGTCAATGTGCGCATCTGGCGTTCCAGGCGTTTGAGATCCTCCGGCGCAGCGTCCTGCCTGTCCGAAAGCGCGCCAAAGCCACGGGCAATCAGCCCGCGCGCCTGGCGTCTGCTCAGCCCCGCATCCCGCGTGAGCCGGCGTTCGAGTTCACGCCGCGTCGGCGCCGGTGTTGCCTGCCCGAACCCTTTGACCGCGGTCACCCGCGCGCCCGGCTGCATCGGGAAGGTCACCACCGAAATCTCCCAGAGATCGGCGCTCAAAATCCGCCGCACCCCGACCTTGGCTTCATTGCGAGCGCGCAAGGTCTGAAACCCGATCGACAGCCCGTCGAGCGCGCCGGATTTCATCAGCTCATGGACTTCCCGGGCACGAGCCACGCCAAGCGCCAGCTTGCCCTCGACATGCAGCCCGCGACTGTCTTCGCGGATCGACAGCCAGCGGCCGATCGGCTGGTCCGGGTCGTGCTGGTAGAGCATGCGCACATCGCTGGCGCCGCGCCGCTTCAGCGACGCTGCAAAAGCGCCCGGCTCGATCACGTCACGGCCCAGATCAACCGCGCCAAACAGGCTGGCATAGCCCGAGAAACTGCCGTCGCCGCTGACGTCTTCCAGTGCCAGATCGACACGTTTGTGCTGCCGTCCGGATGCGCTCCAGTCGCTTGTCATGGTTTTGTCCTTGATGTTGTCGAAGTGTTTTCTGTCGCGCCGCGTGCAGCGTTTATGCTCTGGGGCCGCGCCCGGTTCGGTCGGCAATTCGCGCCAATGCGCCGAGCACCCACCAGGCGGTCATGCTGGCGGCGGCCGATCCGGTCAGCAGGGTTTCGGTCCTGGACAACAGCCCGCTCACCCCCATCCACTGCGCTAGCGCCACGCCTGCCGGAGCACCGAAAACCAGGCCGGAGACAATGCCGGCGATGGCCCGCGCCACAGCTTCGCGCGCGCCTTTGGGCATCATGTAGGCGAGCGAAACCAGCGCACCGGCGACAGCCCCGGCAATGCGGGCGGCCAGCATTGCCGGCTCCGGATCCATGCTTTGCATCGCTTCACCTCCGGCGGTCAGATCCGCCTCACAGATTGAATCAGGCGATTGCCGGTTTGAATCCGGTTCAGCCCGCAACACGCTGATATCCCACAGCTTCCCGCTTCTCTTCGTCAGTCAGGAAATCAGCAGCACCGACCCGCGCCCACAGCCCGTCACGCTCGGCGGAAAGGCCCGGCAGGCGGTCGGCGTCATAGTCGATCTTGAGCCCCGCCCCGTGAACGGGCTGCAGCCAGGCGGTCAGCGCGGCCGCCGTTCGGTGCACCAGCGGCAGCACCGTGAGGCGGCAGAAGGCGCGGTTGGCCTCCTGGTAATTGGCGTAGGTCAGATCGCCCGGGATGCCCAAGAGCATCGGCGGCACACCCAGCGCCAAAGCGATGTCACGTGCAGCCCCGTTGCGCGCCTCAATGAAATCCATGTCGCGCGGCGTCAGCCCCATCGCTTTCCAGTCGAGCCCGCCCTCAAGCAGCATCGGACGACCTGCCTTGCGCGCACCCTGATAGCCTTCCTGGAGCTCGGCCTTGAGCCGCTCATATTGCTCGGGCGTCAGATTGCCGCCGTCCTTGGGTTGATAGACCAGCGCGCCGGATGGCCGAGCGGAATTATCCAGCAGCGCCTTGTTCCAGCTCATCGCCGCATTGTGCAGATCCAGCGCCATCAGCGCGGCTTCCAGCGGCGCAAATCCACGATGATCATCAAGCGGGTGAAACAGTTTCAGATGCAGCAGACCCGGCCCCTCTTCCGGGCTCACCGCAAAGCGCTGCCGCCGGCCACCGGCCTGATGCTCATAGGCCACGGGCCATCCATCCGGCCCGGTGATCACCCGCATCCGGTCGGGCCGCAAGAGCTGCAACCCGGCCACCCGTCCGCCGGCGCTGACCGGGTTGATCCAGGCATTGCCCGAGAGCACCAGATGGCCATACAGCGTCTCGAAGAAGCCGTCGCCGGCGCCATTCGGGTCCGGTCGGTTGAGCAGATCCAGCACCGGGTGCCGCTCCTGCTCGCGGCCACCGTCAAATACCAACCAGGGCACCGAAGCGGCTGCTTCGGCAATCATCCGCGTTGCCCGGTGCGCCACCGGATTGCGCATGAAGCCTTCGCGCGCAATCGCGGCATAGCTGCGCCCGCTCCACTGCGCGCCCGCGTCACCCGCAAGTGCGGCGATCGCGCCCGGCAGCCAGCTCTTGGCGGCAGGGGCGCGGCTCTGCGCTGCACGGGTCCAGGGAAGCCTCAATCCGAATGCCAT